TTGCACTACCATTCGCAGCATTTTTCATCGCCAAGATGTTCTTTTTCATGGAGCCAGTTAGGGTTTCCACGGAAACATCCACTAGTTCCGCTGCGTACATGTATTCTTGTAACTTGTCAGTGGCAATCCCTGTGACTGTTGACTGAGTGAGAACATTATCAGCATAAGCAGCACCCTCTTTAGTCATCTCAATTAGTGCTTTACCAGCTTTGATGGCAGCTGCAGCTACAGCGGCAAATGCTACAGCTATAGCGGCACCAACTGATGCACATACTGTTCCTAACGCTTCAAACTTAGAACCACTTTCTTCTGCATCCTTGCCAGCTTCTTTGACTTCATCGCCAAATTTATCAGCTTCTTTAGAAGTCTTGTTAAGCTCGTCACCCATTGAATCGATGGCTTTGGTGTTTTCTTCCACCTCTTTTTCCATCTTGTTAAGTTCTGCTTGGGCATTATTTAATTTGACTTGCCATGCTTTAGTTCTGGCATCATTTTCACCGAATGACTTCGATGCATTATCTAAAGCTTGTTTAAGAACAGAGATTTTATCTTTTTGGGTATCGATAGATTTCTGGAGGACTTGGTTTCTAGCGGTTAAAGCCTCCACAGATTTATCGTTTTTATCAAACTGGGAGGACACTAGATTCATCTCGGAACCAAGAACCTTAAATGACTGTTCTATTTCTTTGAGTTGGGCTTTAAATTCTTTTTCACCTTCGAGACCGATTTTTAAACCAAAGGTATCTGCCATTCTAGTATCCTCCTTTCTTTAGATTCCTTCAGGAATAATGTCATCAATAAAAACTTCTCGATGTGGTTTGCTTCTTCCAGTTTCTTGGAGATGGCATTCCCATAAATCGAGAGTTAAGCCAAAAGGCATGAGCCAATATTCCTTCTCGGAAATGTGTAAGTGTTTTAGTGCAAAATAAAGCAGCCGAGTAAACATCTCATTTGTGTCTACAGGGCCGCTATTTAGTTTTTTGATTCTTCACCTTTTACTTCACGATTCGTACCTTTTACCAAGCAGTCCATGATTGCTTCTGTATAAGTCGTTAAATCAGCAGGAGAAGTTAGTACTTCCACATCTTCTTCTTTAAGAAGTTCTTTGCTTTCACCATTTTCTAAGTTTGAGCGAAGAATTGCTTGATTGGCGAGTAAAACGATAAGCCAAATGACTAAATCAAGTTGATCAGCCACATTAGTTGCTTCTGCAAGTTTATTGCCAATTTTGTCTAAGCCACCAAACTTGTTATTTAGTTCTTTAGTGGCTTTGTTAGTAAGAATGAGTTCGTACTCTTTTTTACCGATTTTGATTGTGCTTGTTCTTTCGTTTTCCATGAACTATCACTCCTATACGTTTGGGTAGTCAGGTTCATAAACCGCGGTATACCAAGCATTAATAACGGTTTGATTGGTTCCGTCTTCAGTGACTTCTGCTTTCCATGGGTGCTTGCTTCTACCATCAACTTTCTTTCTTTGGAAGATTGTTCCTTCGATTGTTGGTGTACTAAAGGTAATAGAATCGCCTTTGGTTGCTAAAGAAGTGCCTGGTACTGCGAATTGAACTCTGTATAACCAGAAATAACGGTATTTGCCATTTGATTTTCTAGCTCTAAAGCCAACCGCTACATATGTTGGATTATCTTCGCCTCTAGAAATGAGAACACCGTTTTCATCAACTTCAGCACCTAACAAAAGAGCTGCGTTTGCGTGTCCTAAATCATCAATATTCAAAGATAAAGTACCAGATTTAAATTCTTTCACTGATTCTGCTTGACCGTCATCTGCGTAGAGAATCGCTTCATTAAGTTCAACGGATAATTCTGCTGAGATTGCTTTAGCAAGTTGCACAGGAGTTCCGTATGTTTCATTGCCATTACTATCTTCTGTAATAGGTGCAACGAATAATTTGTCTAAACCAATTGTTGCCATAGTATTAGTTTTCCTCCTCTAATTCATATTGTTTGGCTACGTCAATTGTGTACTGGTAGTAGCCGCTTCCAGTTTCATAACCGTTGAATCTACGGTCAGTGATATAAAAATCACCACCCAATAATCGAGTGATGAATTTATTCTTAAGTTTTGTGTAATTGGATTTTGTGAATATGCTTATTCGCACTTCTTGATAGTCAAGTTGCGGATAGTTATCAGCGTTAAGCGGGAATGAATCATTAAGAGGAACGAGTACAACATATGCATTAGGAGCTTTTCCAGAAAAGACACCTGTCTCCACTGGTATATTGAGCGTTTCACAAAGTGAATTTAATTCTTTTAGAATGTTCATTTTGTCATTTCCTCCTCTATCACTTGCTTCATTCTTTCTAGTGCTTGATTGCCAACTTGTCGTTTAGCTGGTGCTAAAAATGGCTTAGCGGGTTGACCATGTTTGCCATATTCGATAATGTTAGCTACTCCAGCGTTAGAAGAACCATCATCACGGTACTCATCAAATCCAATCTTAATATTGTAGTTTCCATTACGGTCCACCATTACTGGCGATAACCCTAAGGATGAAACTAGCTGACCCGTGGATCTGGATTCGCCTTTTAAATTCTTACCAATGACACCGATAAGATTAGCTCTAGTTCTAGCGAGAATAATTTCTCCGCCTTCAGTTAAAGCTTTCTTTGCTACCTCATCGGTTCTTTCGCCAAGAGAAGATAGTTTCTTTAGAAATTCATCAGGAAGCTTAATACTAACCTTTGCCATTTGAACTCCTATGAACTCTTGCTAATACCTCGAGATACATCCCTCTACCTTTGATATTTTCAACCGATAAAATGTCATATCGTTCTTCTTCAAAAACAATAAACATCTCTTCTGTGATTTTGGTATTAGGAATTCTTCTAAAGCGGAATAAATCGGTAGCCTCAGAAAAAGCCGCTAAATTAGCCCATCTTTCACTACCATGTCTTCCTTCTTTGTAACACCTGATATTTGCGATTAAGATTTCCATTTCTGCAGTGAAGCCTTCTTCATCTTTAGAAGAAATCAATTTGATAATCTTCGCTTTTTTATTCATTGAGCCTAACATAGTTAAACCTTCCAATTTCTATCTAAACGAAGAAGCAAATTAACAGTCTTCCAAGTTTGCTCACTAGCACTAGGCGATGAAGCAAAGAAACCACCGCTGGAGCCATCTCTACTTTCATAGAAATAAGAAGCTAGCATGATGATTCCTTGCTTAGTAGTTTCACCCATTGTGTTATTCGCGTAATAATTCGCTTCTAAATGTTGATAACTTTCAGCATATTCGATGGCAGCGGTAATGAAAGAGAGGATTAACGCATCGTCATCATCAAAGCTAATAATTAAATTCTCTTTAACACGAGATAATAAATCATTCGCAGTCATTACCGCTCACCTCCACTAGTTATTTTCAGTTGGTTCTTCAACTGGGTCTTCAGCTGGTTCTTCGGAGTCTTCTTCCATCAAACCTGCTGCTTTTAATTTTGCTAATAAAGCATTGAAATCTGTCTTTAATGTAGCAACTGATGTCGCTTCACTATCAACTTGATTCTCAGCTTTTGGTAAGACTTGTGGTTCAGGGGAAGGGAGTCCTTCAGCAGAGCCCCCTTCTTCAATCACTAACTTACCACCATTTTTGATGACAATTTCGCCACCAATTACAGTTTTTTCTCCACCTTGTTCGGTGTAATTTTTAGTGTTGTAGCCCATAATCTACCTCACTAGGCTGCTTTTTGTACTAAGACTTTGACAGCTTCTCTTAAGATTAATTTGCCATCGACACGTTGTGTGGCCATGAAGCCGGTTTGGTCAGTTGTGGCGTATAATTCAGAGAGTTTCTTGAAGGTTCTACCTTGTCTATCAGCAACCCAGTAGTAACTTAAGTCACCGAAGATAACGGTTCTTGCACCAGCAGCGATGCTTGGCATATAGGCAGATGTGTAGACTGGTCTACCTAAGATGGTGTCAGGCGTACCTTCTGTTAAGGCTGGTTGCCATAAGTAGTTACCATTACCATCTTTAAGTTTTCTAATCGCTTTGACTGTGGAGTCATTAAGGACCCAAACAGCTCTCTTGCGGTATGGAGCTTTTAATGAATAGAAGAGGTCGATGATTTCATCAGCGGTAATCTTATCGACTGCATCGGTTGTAACACCAGTAATAGCACCATAAGTTGCATCTAAGATACCAGTTGGCTTGCCAGTACCATTACCATTGAAGAATGCTTCTTCTTCTTTAGCACCACATCTACGACCGAATTCTTTAGAAATGTAAGCTTCTAAGTTGAAAACGGAATCGTTGAGCAATTCGTTAGAAACTTTGATTAATGTGCCTAACTTATAAGCACCAATGGAGACTTGACCGAAGGAATCATCAGATTCTGGGATTAAGCCTTCTTCATCGACCCAAGAAGCAGAGCCTTTAGAGGCCACAACTGGGATTTTACGATCACCACTAGAAGTCTTAATGACTGTGGCGAGTTTACGGAAGATATTCTCTTCTTCTAATGCTTCGATTAAAGTCTTTTCAAATTCATCAGGGACTAAATAGCCACCTTCAGTATCTGTGCCGACTTGGAGAGCATCAGTAACTTCTGGTCTAACGGTTTTGCTACGCATAGCATTCCAGAAAGATTTCTTGTAGTTCTTAGAACCACGACCAGGTTTATCTTCTTCATCACCATTAACAGGTTTGGTAACGATTGGAGTATTAACTGGTTTGTTGAGTTCGTTTTCGATAGCATCTTTTCTATCTAAACGGTTAATTTCTCTGGTTAAGGAATCGAATTCCTTTTCCATATCGGCATATTTAGCATCATCTTCAACGCTTAATACACCATCAGTGTTTCTGTGAGAATCAAGGAAGGAATTCATCGCATTCCAAAGATTCGCACGTTTAGTAACTAATTCTTGCTTAGTCATAAAGTGATTTCCTCCATTAAATGAATTTTTTGATAGTTGTGAGCTTGTTTTTGAGTTCGTTAATGTTCCTGCCTGTTTTCACTTCTTTTCGTGTCTTAGAAGCGATTTTATTAACAAGTTGCATGTCGAATTCTTTAGAAGCGAATGCATATGCCTCCACTGGCGATTCCTTCTTAGAGTCTTCTAAAATGCCATCAGCGAAATGAAGCTCGATTGCTTTTTTAGCGTTCATCCACGTTTCACTCTCCATCAAATGAGAGAGAACTGCTCTTGATTGACCAGTTTTGATTTCATAGGCATTGATAATCGATTCTTTGACTTCATCTAAGATGTCGATTGCCTTTGCCATGTCGTTATGGTCACCAAAAGCCATCATGGAAGGGTTATGAATCATCATTAAAGCCGTAGGTGCCATGAGAACTTTATTTCCTGCCATAGCAATGACAGAAGCTGCACTAGCAGCAATACCATCCACCTTAACCGTGACTTCACCCTGATAATCCATGAGCATTGAATAAATTTGACTTGCGGCGATACAGTCACCACCGGGTGAGTTAATCCAGATTGTGATTGGGCCACTACCACTAAAGAGTTCTTCTTTGAACATCTTCGGAGTAATGTCATCATCAAACCAAGATTCACTAGCGATGGTTCCATCGAACTCAAGTACTCTTTCCTCTACGCCCGCTTCGTTTGTCACCTTTATCCAGTTCCAAAACTTCTTCATCGGTGTCATCCTCCTTATTGTTATCTGCGTAAGCACCCGCCTTATTGAGTGGGAGCATATTGCCATTTACTAAATAAAGATCCCCACCATCTTCAGCAGGGATTAAATCCATATTCTCTAAACCTCTGATATCGTTGGCGGACATCCATCCGTTTTGTCTTGCTACAGCGTAGCCTTGCATACGGGATTGATAATCGCCACGGAGCAAACCTTCGACATTGAATTTAAAGAAATATTTATTTTTCTCGTCTTTGGAAAGCAAAGCTTTATTGAGTGATTGTTCCCAACGAATAATCCAAGGATCCAACGTGTACTTCACGAATTCGAGGGATTGCTGCTCAATATTAGAAAAGCTCGACTTCTCTAGGTCTCCAATCATGTGTGGTGGGATTCTAAAGATTCGAGCGATTTCATTAATTTGGAATTTTCTAGTTTCCAAGAATTGTGCTTGTTCTGGAGAAATGGAAATCGGAGTGTATTTCATTCCTTCTTCTAAAACAGCGACCTTACCACTATTACTAGAACCACCAAACTGAGATAGCCACGCTTCTCTTACTTTAGTAGGGTCTTTTATGGTTCCCGGGTGTTCTAGGACACCGGAAGGAGCTGCTCCATTAGCGAAGAACTTCGAGCCATACTCTTCAGTGGCAATAGCTAATCCAATAGCATTCTTTGCCATCGCGATTGGGGAATACCCGACCAATCCATCAAAGCCAAGTCCCGGAATATGAAGAACGTCTTCTTTCCTTAAAGGAATGTAACCAGCTTCTTGTGGCTTTCCTTCATCGACCGACTTGGAATAAAGATAGAAAATTTCGCCATTCTCATCTCTTTGAACGGTCATCTTGTTAGGCATAAGTGGATATAAGGCCACAATTTCACCCTTACCGTTTCTGATAATTTGAGCGTAGGCATTTCCCCATAAAAGAAGATGAGTCATTAATGTTTCCCTAAAGATGAAACTTGTCATCTCAGGATTTGGCTCATCGTGTAGGAGATAATAAAGCGGATTATTTACCGCTTTCTCTTTCGAGTTGTTATCTCCATATTTGTAAAAATGTAGAGGTAAGCCAGCGACTGCTTCCGCTAGGATTCTGACACAGCTATAAACAGCGGTCATTTGCATTGCACTTCTCTCAGTGACAACTTTTCCACTAGATGAATTGCCTAAGAAAAATGCAAAAGATGAACCAACTGTTCTGTCATCAACTTTCGGTATCTTTTTTCTGTGAAAAATTCCCATAATTACCTCCAATTAAATAAAAAGGAGCCCTCTACTGTCATAGACAGAAGCTTGAGTTCCTTGATTTCTGATTGCTCTATCAAGAGCCATAACTAATGCCACGGCTCCGTCAATCTTCTCGATGGACTTTGATTTATCCATCTTTAAATTTCCGGCGGGATCAACTCTTACGCAAACGTTATCCATGTTCCAATTAAGAACTGGGTGTCCGTTATGTCGCAGTTTCCCACTTAGGACTAAATTCATCAGTTCTTTCGTTGGTGGGGACATATCTTTAAATCCCTGACCAAAGGGAATAACTGTAAACCCTAAATTATTGAGGTCTTGGCTCATTTGAACCGCACCCCATCTATCAAAGGCGATTTCTTTGATGTTGTAGACTTTGCCTAGTTCATCAATGAATTCTTCTATGAAGCCATAATGGATAACATTGCCTTCAGTGGCTTGTAAAAATCCTTGTTTTTCCCAAAGGGAATAATTGACATGGTCTTTGGCCACTCTTCGTTCCATGTTTTCTTCCGGGATCCAGAAATAAGGAAGAACATAATAATGCTCATCTTCACTGGTTGGAGGGAACACCAAAACAAAGGCGGTAATATCGGTGGTACTTGATAAGTCTAGCCCACCATAGCAGACTCTTCCTTTTAGGAAATCTGGAGTGTAATCAAACTTACACGCATTCCATTTTTCCATTGGCATCCATCTTACTGATTGCTTAGTCCATTGATTGAGTCTAAGTTGACGGAATGTATTCTCTTCCGCTGGATTTTGTCTAGCAGATTCACACGCCACTCTCACTTTTTCGATATCAACGGTAATGCCTAATGATGGATTAGCCTTCTTCCAAACTTTAGGGTCAGTCCAATCATCATCCATCTCCGCACCATAGATAACTGGATAGAAAGTCACATCGTGTTTTCTTCCGTCTAGGATGTCTTTTGCCTTTTGATGAACTTCATAGCAGATACTTTTAGTATCAGACCCTGCAGTTGTAATTAAAAAGTAGAGAGGTTGCTGTCTAGCATCACCACTACCTTTGGTCATAACGTCAAAGAGTTTTCTATCTGGTTGGGTGTGTAATTCATCAAACACAACACCATGGATATTAAATCCGTGCTTGCTATATGCTTCAGCGGATAACACCTGATAGAAACTATTCGTAGGAAGATAAGTGATTCTTTTTATGGAAGCTTGTATCTTGCATCTTTTTGCTAATGCTGGACACATGCGAATCATATCTGAGGCTACGTCAAAGACGATGGTCGCGTTTTGCCTATCAGCGGCACAACCATAAATCTCAGCTCTTTCTTCCTGATCACCGCAAAGTAGATAAATTGCTATAGCGGCGGCTAATTCTGACTTCCCCTGCTTCTTAGGGATTTCAACATAGGCCATATTAAACTGGCGATAACCGTTAGGCTTAACAATACCAAATAGGTCACGGATTATTTGTTCTTGCCAATCAATAAGCTCGAACTTTTCTCCAGCCCATATACCTTTGGTATGACATAGCTGTTCAATAAAGCTAACAACGAAATCTGCCTTCTTTTTATCGTACTTGGAGTCCTTAGCCATGAATTTGGTAGGAGTATACTTCTTAAGCTTTCGCATTTGGTTCAACTTCTATCACTAAATCGTTATAGGCTAATTTCTCTCCATTACGAATGCAGTAAACACCATCGGCATCGTGAGTGTTTTCAACGTATCTGCGAAGAATAACTGATGCATATTTTTCATCGAGTTCCATCGTATAGCAGATACGGTTTGTTAATTCACAAGCCATGAGGGTGCTACCGCTACCACCAAAGGTATCGACAACAATCGCATTCTCTTGTGAACTGTTTTGAATTGGATAAGAAAGAAGGTCTAATGGCTTTGATGTTGGATGGTTTTCATTGCGTTTTGGTTTTTTGAAATTCCAGATGGTTGTTTGCTTTCTATCACTGTACCAATGGTGAGTTCCATTTTTCAAAAACCCGTAAAGCACGGGTTCGTGCTGCCATTGATAGTCACTTCTTCCTAAAACTAAGGAGTCTTTGACCCATATGCAACAGCCTGCAAGATGGAATCCAGCTTCTTCAAAAGCAACACGGAATTTGGTGCCTTCTGTATCTGCATGGAAGCAATACGCACTAGCACCTGGTTCTGCGTGTTCAACTAAATTAACAAACGCACCGTAGAGGAAGTTAACAAAGTTATCTCCTTTAAGGAAATCGTTCTTAATAGTTAAACCAGAGCTGGATTTAAAGTTCACACCATAAGGTGGGTCAACCAATATGAGATTGGCCCTTTTACCATCCATTAACGAGTTAACGTCATCTGGATTAGTGGCATCACCGCATACGAGACGGTGTCTTCCAACAATCCAAACATCACCTCTTTTAACAAATGAGGCTTTTTCTAAAGCGGCAGATAAATCGTAGTCATCATCTTCCACTTCCACTTCGGTCTTAAAGAAATCGTTTAATTCTTTTTCATCAAAACCAGTAAGCGAGATATCAAAGTCAGAAGCTTGTAAGTCTTCCAATTCAATCTTTAGTAATTCTTCATCCCAACCAGCATCTAAAGCTAAACGGTTATCAGCGATAACATAAGCTTTTCTTTGAGCTGGTGTGAGGTAGTTTTCTTTAATGCACGGAACTTTATCAAAACCTAATCTTTGAGCAGCGATTAATCTGCAGTGGCCTGCGGTAATCACGTACTCATCCGTGATAAGAATAGGATTAATAAAACCGAACTCTTTTATACTGGCCATGACCTTTTGAATCTGTTCTTCAGTATGAGTTCTGCTGTTATTCGCGTAAGGGATAAGTTTTTTAACTTCTACAAGTTCGTATTCGAGTAAATTTGGCTCTTTCATAATAAACCGACCTCCCCGAATCTCTCGAAACCACCAAGACCTCTAATGAAATCTCTAGCAATTTCCACTATTTCTGCGTATGGTCTTCCATCAACATATTCATCACCAATAGCACAGGAAATACTGACTGGTTCTCCAGTCTCTTGAGCTTTTAAGAAAGCATAGATATTTACTGACACGTCAGCTTTGCTGAGGTCCTTGCCATGAAGGCCACCACCAGTGACTGAATCTGCCATATCAGATCCAAGCTTGCGATTAGTACAGCCAACATCAACAGAGGTGCCTCCAGTCCAATCTCCTAAAGGATTTATAATCGCATTAGGATACATTTTCTTAAGGTCGCTTGTTTTCGCATGGCTCTGACAAATAATGAGCTTCTTTCCATCGAGTACATATTTGCCATCAAATGGATACTTAAAAGTAATCTTGTTTGCGATGTCCACGAGTTCTCTTTGCTCTTTGGTGACAGGGCAACCTTTAAATATGCCATTGTCTGCACATCTAATTTGCCCTTCTTGGTTTCTAGAAAGCAAAGGGTCTTGTGGGACTTCTAAATAATCAACTTCAACCTCACCTGCGATTCTCTTTACCGCTTTCTTGATTTTAGCGATATCAAGAACCACCGAAGTTTCCGCGATAATGTGACATTTTCCATGTCCAATTAATACTTCCACCGCTATGCGTGGGTTCTCTTCTAGCTGGTAAGCCATATCGACTAAAGCACCAGCAATTCTATCCGCAGTCTTATCTGGATGGAATTTATTACAACGCTCGTATGCCATAGGCATTCCTCCTTTTATCAATTTTTACCTATACTGAATAACTAGTTATTGAGTATAGACATCAAAAAGCCCCATTTTTCGTGGGGTTTTAGTGCTTATTATTAGACTCTTGAGAATTTATTCTCTAAGAGACAAATAATAAATTAAGCCATATAGATAACTGAATCTCCAAATTGTGATTCAATATAGCTTTTGATGTTTTCTTGTTTTAAGGCTTCAACTAGAACTTTTGTTTTTTCAGCTTCTTGTTTGCCTTCTTTAACAGCGATGACATTCGCCATGGTTTTAGCGATTTCAGATTCTTTATCTTCTGTAACCAAGCAGCGGCTCACTACTCCTGAAGATAAAGCATAGTTGCCGTTAATAACAGCATAAGCACAGTCGCTTAACATGAGCGGAATGTTCTGAGCTTCAACTTGTACGAGATTTGCAGTGGCCATTCCAGTTTCTTCTAAAAGTTCCACTGCTCTTTCGTAATTTGACTTATCACTAGGAACGATGACTTTGTCACCTCTTTCAAAAGAACCTAGCGTATTTTTATTGCCACCATAGATACCCATTGGTTCAAAGTGAACATCAAGAACAGGGACCAGATGTGTCCCATTAGATTCATTAAATTCGTTTAGATAAGGTTTGTGTTGGAAATAATTCGCATCAAGCTCACCATTTTCTAAGGCATAATTTGGAAGGACATAATCATTAAAGACTTTAATTTCCAATTCATAGCCTTTTTCGTTAATGTAACCTTTGGTTTGTTCCAAGATTAAAGCATGGGGAGTTGAACTTGCTCCCACTACGATTGTTTGGTTTGATTCTTTGCATCCTGCTAGCGTAAGCACAGGCAAGCAGGCAAGTATGAGAAACTTTAGTGTTTTATGCATAGGCACCTCCATAAAAGAAAC